TAGATACATTCTAATTAACTCGAACGCGTTGAACCCTATTTCCCTGTTTTCTTGCTGCAGTCTTTTAATGTCGCCGGCTGAAATCCTTTCGCTGTCTTGTCTGGTTTTCTGGACAAAACCGGTAAAGGTATCCTGAACGTATGATTCGCCGATATACTTTGCATAATTAAGATACGCTAAAACATAACGCAAACCACGATGAAATACTAAGTTTTTATTCCTATCTTCAAACTGGCACCCATTTAAAAGATCGCTGTAATCCGATTGATTAGCCGAAACGTCCTGATAAAATGCGTATCCTAAAAGTTTATCAAGTTCTAAACTTTCCACCTCTCTGGCAATCATATTATACTTATCCATATTATTAATGGACATTGGCTTAATTAATTGCTGAGAATCGAACGGTAGTATTAAATCGCTTTCAGGTATTAATGTAGGATCATCAATCTGATAGCTAAATAAGAGTGTATTCGTTCCGTCAATTGGGCCACAATTTAAAATAACCTGGCCAGTACTTACGATCTGAAATAAATCAGCGGTTAACCGTTCGATTAAATTTTTATCATACCACTTAACAGATATCGAAGTCGTACCAAAATTAAAGTCATAAACGAATTGATTCGATCCGTTTAGATCAGCATTCGTGAAAGTTATCTTTTTGGTTACTGGCTTCATTTTGGTTGTGGTATATAGTTTGTAGGGTTAGAGGCTTTTGGCGTTCCTATCATTTTTCTTGCCGTTGCGTCTGGTATACCGTAAATTTCAACTACGGTTGCCACAGCTGATTCAAGATCAGAAGTACCAGCACTTACAGACTGTTGTAATGCGATCAGAGAAGTAACACCTCCAACAGAGCCACGTAATTGGGCTTGGGCTTTTTGGCGTTCTGCTTCTGCATCATTTGTACTTATTTCCTGTTTAATTAGGGTTGCGTCCCTTAAAGACCAATCAACATTTTTACTTAATACTTCGCTGGTATGGTGAGTGTAAATGTCTTTGAATATCTCACTCATAGCCTCACGAAGTGGAGCAGTTAAAGCATTATAGTATTGGACTGCCTGAGTAAGCATTTCGCCGCTGGCTGATCCAAGGGTCCCCATTTCGTAATCGATCAATATCGCTGGCATTCCTTTGGCTGCTTTTCGGATGTTATTAGAAAGTGACTTTTCCCAACCTTCAAAAAGTTTGTCGTTGATATTGGTTTGAATTTTATCAACACGAAAAGAACCATCTTTTTTAAGGTCTCCATTTTCATCAAATTCAGATTCAAATAAAAGCAGTTTGTCGCCGTCTGGCCCCATCCAGTTTATTGCTTTTTTCTTTGTTTCTTCCCTATCCTTTTCATCTTCAGGTGGGGCAATGTTCATAATAATTTTATCTGTAAATCCATTTCGTATCTCTCTATTTTTAAAGAGTTGGATTTGGTATTCAGTATCTAAGTCAAGGTAAACAGAGTCGAATGGACTAAGCGGATAAATATAAGTATCATCAAAGCAAAACGAATAAATCTGGCCTTTAAAATTACCATCTTTCAAGGCTGGCAATAGTACTTCTTCAGACATATTAAAGTGAGTAAACCAAGTTATTTCATTTGGCTTGAATACCTTTAAATCACTTTCCTTTGACCAGTTCGGATGTATTGCTATTTTTGCGCAAAAGCCTTTGTCATCTTCTTTACTTAGACGACCGTATTTAAATGGAATTACTTTTGTTGAAGCCACTTTACCATCCAAGTTAATAGCGCAATGAATCAACCCGCCGTTAAATTTAGATGCTGATTCGGCAACCTGCCGGCGTATAAAATCCAAAGTAATTGGCTTGCCTTTTTTGTCGTTACCTACAACCTCTTTACCGATAGCCTCATTTGTAAAGCCATCCCCTGCGATAAACTTTGCTAAAATACCTGCCACGGCCTTTCCGGTTTGGCTACCCATGATAAGTTTTTCAATAACTTGTGGATAGTCATTATCTGCACCAAATCGCATAATCCCGGACGTCTTATCATCTCTGATTGACTTGTCAAGTTTAGCGTGCAGCCGTGGTTCGATTTCTTTATTTAGCAGTTTCATCTTTTAGGCTTTTACTTTTTTACCTTTTCTTTTTGGTGCGTGGCGTTGCTCAAATGATGCTTGTACTTTTTCTTCAGGTACAGGTTTGTTATAATCTGCTGGCAAGGTAATAAAATCCGTTGACTTTAAAAAACCTTTTTCAAGTAACATCATAGCCTCTTTGTCTGTCACAAGTTCATCGTTCCAATGTCTTGCAGTTGCTGGAATATATCTTATTCCTTTCCAATTAGGCTTGCAGGTTCTATTCTTTGCTTCTTCGTATTGTTTAGCTAATTCCATTCCGTTGTTATTAAGTTGATTGTAAAAATCACGGTGGCAAGCTCCGCATGTTCCAGGTTGCGCACCGTTAAGATATAACTTAGAGTAAATTGAAAGTAGGTTTAAAATCAAAGAGGAGGCTTGAACCTCCTCAAATGATTTATTTAAAACCTCCCTCACTTGTTCGGTCATTGTAAGCATGTGTAAACTTTTAGGTTAACAATGCTTCAAGAGTGCTTTTTGTAGTGGCGTAGTCAGTCACTAAAATATTGTACTGGCTATATGGTTCATCTTCCTGATCTCTGGAAGTCATTTCGATCGAGCGGATACCGTTAGCATCGTTAGCTCTCCGAGTGTCAGTGGTTGGATATAAACCGGATTTTAAACCGTAACCAACGAAAACACCGTCAGCGGATGTAACTTTATTCTTATACTCAACAACGGCGCAAATGTCACCAAGTCCGTCAATGTTAAGTACTGACAAAGTATCAGTTTCGAAGGCTTTCAATGAAAGGAAATGTTTAAAAGCGTCTGCAATATCTTCCGATACTGTCCGGTCATGACCAGCGTTAAGGTTCTTTTTAACACCTGTATATTTGTAAACCAAAGCAGCACCAACGGCAACAATTCCAGTTACCTTATTTGGCGAAGTGCCATCGTAAGTTATTGTCATGTCGCCACGTTTCCAAAGATACGCCACAACTTCCAAACCTCCTACGGGCTGCGTTGTGCAGTTGGAGGTAATATTTTTTGCAATTCCTGTTACGCAAGCCATGTTATTTGTCGATTAAGATTGTGTATTGATACTTAACTGTTTGAACGGTATCATAAGCATAAGCCTTGAAACGTAGGTAAGGCCTGTAAATATCGGTTTTCAAAGTACCTGTACCATATTGAGTTGCTGCGGTTCCTGCGAAAGCTACACTATCAACATTTTCCCAAACAACTGCATCCAATGATTTTTGTAATACAAACCTGGCTTTGGTGTAAGTCCCAGAAGTCCTGACGGCTTTTACTTTAAAAATTTCCTGTTTGCAATACGGAGCAACTGGCACCGTAAAAAAATCATAGATAGAAGTCGCCGAGCCTTTTTTAATGGTATCGTTTGCGGCACCAAAAACAGTAAATGTTATCGGACTTGTAACAGCTTGCTTTGTGGTTGACTGCGCCTGCAATCCTAAACTTAAACAGGCTATAAGTAAAATAATAACTAAGTTTTTCATTTCAAAAGTATTAAAGGGGCTTGCGCCCCGGTTAATTAATAAGCTACTACCATGTTATTTTCAAGTAGGATTTTGCAATCCTGCATCCAAGCAACATCAATGTAAACTTTCTTTGTCACCTTGTCGTAGAACACATCAAGAGCATTGAAAGATTCAGTGTCGGAAGTTCCAACAGGGATATTATTTATATCGCCAAATGTTGCACGGTGAGGTAAATAATAGGTAGTACCAAGATCATGATACTTCTTAATTAAGCGATCCCAATCGTTGCGAACAATAACAGGATAACCCCTAAAAGTATTCTTCGAAGAACCATCCTGCATCAATTCAGGTTTGTAAGCTCCTGCTTTACCTTCAATGAATGCAACCCAGTTATTCCAAAGTGTTTTTGTAACCTGGAATCCGTTGTTGTTTGCCATTGCTTCTGGTGACATCGATTCAGTCATTTTGCGGAAAATCTGATACGCTGCATCATCAGCAAGTGTTAACTGAAGTGCTTTGGTAGCTGCTGCATTTGCATCAATCTCAACACGTGGAATTAATGGAGCAGGTAAAGCGCCATCTGTGAAAATTTGTTTCCACATGCCATTCTGGCCAGTGAATAAAGCGGCTGTTGAACCAGCAGTTAAATAACCACCTGAACCAACTACAGCGGCGGCAGTGTCTCCAAATTCTGCAATACGAATAATTGCACGGGTTACTGCTAATCCTGTAAGATCAAGAATATACTGTTCAAGAGGCTTACCAATATTTTCCCAACGTTTTGAAGCGACGTTTTGATCCCTCCAAAATTTAAGGCGAGCTGGGATATCATCAACGCAAAGCGGGATTCTTTCAGAATACAACTTTGGTGCCCATTGTTTTTCACTTACCGGAAAACTACCATCGTAGGTATTTACTCCACAATTACCTGGATCAACCCGACCAATATCTTCCAGTTGTCCAAGGATCGGGATATACTTATCCATCTTAACGCCTGTCTGAACTCCATGAACTGAAGTAATTTCAGGGCTTAAATAAGGGTTTACTTTTATCAGGTCGCTATCTTGTGTGGCTTCCTGAATATTCAGCGTTAGGCCGCTGATACCATCAAACATGTCTGCCATTTTTTTATTAATATTAAGGTTACCATTTGTCCACTTCCTCTTTCGAGTAAACGGCCTTTTTTACAATTACGTGTTTCTTTTCTCCTTCAGGCGTTGCGGCCTTAAAGTCAAAATCTTTAAACTGAGCTTTGAAAGCTTTGAACTCACCAGTCATTTTAACTGCTTCGTTTCCGGCCTCAGTTGCTTTCGCTTCTGCTGCTACGATTGAAGCCTGAGCGGCTGCAAGTTGTTCTTTCAATGCTTTGTTTTCGTCCATCATTTCTTGCATTGGATCGGCTGCGGCTGGTTTGATTTCTGTAAGTACACCAGCGGCGCAAACAAAAACAGTTCCATCGGCTTGTGGAAATTCACCTTCAGCGGGTGCGCCACCTACATTAACTTTTACACCGACTGCAATTTCGGACGGATCGGTTAGCTCTGGGAATTCAAGTTCTTTGCCAGTAGCATCAGCAATCATAATGGCTTTCGGTTTGAACATTGCCATGAACTTTTGCAATGCCTTTTCGAAGCCATTGAGTTTCTCAATTACTTCTTTGTTATCCATTTCATTTGTATTTAATTTGAGTTTAGCAACCGCCTTTATTACGGGTTGTATGATTTCTGCAAAGCCTAACTGTTCAATTTGATCAGGCGTGAGAGGCTTATTTTCTTTCATGAATGCCTCAATAATTCCAATGTCTGAACCTGTAGCTTCTGCATACCAGGCAGCGTATTCACTTTCAATACTCTTTAATTTTTTTGAGGCTTGTGCTAATTCGCTTGCATCGCCTTCGACCTCGCCCCAGGGATTATGAATAAGGAACATTCCCTTTTCTGGGTGAAAATACCTTTGCCCTTTTGGTGCCAAAGTGAACATTTTAGAAGCTGCTGAACAAACATTTCCGGAATTACAAGAGGTGATTATCTTTCCAGTTTTCTTAACAGCCTCAATCATCCTATCAGCTACATCACAAAAACCACCATCGCTCGAAATATCCAAATTCAGCGTATCATAAAGCCGAGCGTTATTAATATGTAAGAGTAAATCCGTGTATTGAAAATACGTTCCTGTATCTTCTGGGCTTTCGGGTGAGCCAATTAAACCGTAAATGGGAATGTTGTAAACTGGCATGTAAATAAATTTGATTCAAAAGTACAATTGATGTATGATTTTTTTATACATTTGTAAGAGTTAACTACATAGTATACTCATGAGTAAAGAAAAGAAACTATTAAATCCAATCTCTGCAAAGGTATTACCATCAACAAAAGCGGCTATTGATAAAGCCTGTCACAAACAAAATAGGTCAATTAGCTATATAGTTGAAGAAGCCTTAAGGGAACATCTTAAATTAAATGTAAATGAAAAGTAAGACGAATATTAAAGTAGATGGGAAAGAAGTATCAGCGGCTACATTAATTTGGCTATCTGACCTATCTATTACCACTATGAAAAAAGATGGTAAAATTATAGTCGATACCTTACAAATTAAGATTTCTAAATAGTTGCTGTATCCGCTTTACTACTTTCAACCTTCTGGGCGTTGGTAACTTTGTCAACTACTAATACTGATTGAACTTTCGCACCTTGCGAAGCTTGCCCGGTTTCTGTATTCCTACTCACTATCCCTGCTCCAATATCTGTATTAGCACTTTGCAAACTACTTGTTAATTGAGGTTGTGAGGTTTGCGCATTATCACTGCCAGCGGATGGAGTTGAACCGGGTTGAGTTGCTAAAATCTTTTTAACATTTGAAATCCCAGAGATAACAGCAGCAGCAGCAGCAGCAATACCCAACGCCGGCCCAACTATTGGAATAGGAGCCAAAGCAGCATAAGCTCCGGTGGCAGCCTGATAAGTATTAATAGTTGCAGCGGCAACAGCGGCGGCTTTACCTACCTTTGTATTTTCCCCGGCAATGGTGGCAATATTAGAGGCGAATCCCTGAGCTAAGTTTAATTTAGCATCACGTTCAGCACGGTTAAGAATAATATTTGCCTTGGAATATTTCTTTTCAATCAGTGACTTATCGGCTCCGATCTTTTCGGCTGTCTTTAACTCCTCAGCTTTCTTCTGTTCATTGGCTGCTCTTTGCTTGTCGAGTTGAGCCAAAACATTTTCATCGAACAAGGCTTGCTCATTTTCGAAGTTGGTTTGTGCGATGTCTATTTTACGCTGTTTTTCCTGCTCATCGTATTGTGTTCTTAAATCCTGAATAGCCACCTGATTAGCATCTTCAAGTTGTAATACCTGAGTGTTATAATCGTTTAAAGTGATAAGTTTATTTTCATATTGAAACTTTAAACTTTCTTCTTCTTGTTGCGCTAATTTGTCGAGGCGTATTTTTTCCTGTGCAATTGATTCGCTGGTTAAATCTTCATTGCTTTTTAACTTTGATTTATTGTTTAGTTTATAAACCTCCAATTCAAAGTTCATATCCGAAAGGGTTTTTTCGGCTTTGCTTCTATTTAGTTCTTCAATATTATCATGGCGTTCAATTTCTAAAGCCTGAATTTGCTGATTGTACTCAGACCTCGACTTAATACCGGCGTCAAGTTCTTTTTTAGCAATAGCAGCACCCTGTGAGTAAAGAAGTTTTTCGGTCTCAATCAATTTATCATAATCGACCTGCGTATCTTTTAACGCCTGATCTCGCTTAGATTTATTCATCTCATAGCGGATAGTATCATTTTTAATATTCAGTTCGGTATATGCTTTGTCTGCATCTTCTTCGGCCTGGGTTTTTTCTTCTGCTAGTTTCTTTAATTGGGTTTGTCTTTGGGCTTCCAAAACATATAAATCATCTTGGAGCTTGTTGGCTTCTTCATATGCCTTTTTTCTTCCTTCAATATCGCCAACTTTATCAAAAGCCTCGGCTTCTTTGACTAGTAAACCAATTCTATTTTTTGCATTGGCAATAAGTTGATTAGTTACATCGGTATCAGTTGCACCTTTAGCTGCAAGTATTTTTTGATAATATTCGTCAAAGGCTGCACTTGACTGTAATTGCAAATCCAATTGTTTTAAAAGAAGCTTTGTTTTTGAAATCTCTTTTTGATTGCTTACAAATACAGAGGCAAGATAAACAAGTCCTGCACCCAAAGCGGCTGCACTTCCAATAATTAAAGTTAATGGTAAGGCTCCGGCAGCTATGGCCGCATTCCATAACCACTGGGCAGCCGTAACTACTTTTAAAGCTATCGTTTTTACCCCCAACATAAAAGCAGATTCTTTTTGAAGCGCATCGAATACCTGAGTAACTCCATTTTGTAACGATTGTAAAGCAACTAGTTTTTGAATAACTTTTGCAGCCTCTTCATTTTGCGCTCCTAATAAAGCTAATGTTCCCTCATATGTTTGAGCTGCTCCACTAAGAGCGTCAAATGATCCTTTAGCAACTTTTAAACCTTGTTCAAAGTTATTACCAACAGCAAAAACTTTCATT